AATATTAAAGTTTAGAGAGCATATGAAAACATTGCCTCTGATAGAAGTTATGTTTCCGGTAGGTGTTAAAAATGTTAAGAAATATGTTAGACGAGGTGATAAGCCATTTGGTGTTCGTATGAAAGGTACACCGGTACATGTTAAGTCAGCATTAAATTATAATGATATGATAAAACACTTAAAACTAACAAAAACATTTCAGAGTATAATTAATGGAGAAAAGATCAAATGGACATATCTTAAAGCTAATTCGATGAATTTAGATACGATGGCATTAAAGGGATTTGAAGATCCGCCTGAGATAGAAAAGTTTGTTCAGACTAATATTAATTATGAAAAGGTATTTGATTCTGCATTTGCAAATAAATTGGGAGATTTTTATAGTGCAATGAATTGGGGATCGATTCCAAAGAATAATAATTTAGGAAAGTTTTTTGCATTTTAATTAGGTTATGTGAAAAATTATACTTATATTTAAAAAAAAAGTTATATGATAGGATTTAGAAAGTATTGGTACGGTAAAGAATGTGAAGGCAGATTAACAGATGTTGAAACATTATTCATTAGTGATATTGATGGATTAAATTTAGATGAAATTGATTTAATGCCTCATATCTATTTTTGTTCCGGAGCAGTAGAACAGTTATTAGAAGAATATGATGAATATGATATTGATTGGGATATCATAAACAATTTAATATGGGAAAAGAATCTAACAATTAGTTTAGAAGTAGAACCAGATACATTGAGTATGATACCACCAATGATAAGAATTAAGACTCATATAATGTATATGATATCAGATAAAGATGTCTCATTACTAAAAAAGAATGATAGTATAAAAGTTGTATATGATGATTATTCGTTATATTGCTCGAGTATACAAAATATGCAACATGTTACACCAGACGATTACAAGCATGACAGAACTTAATACAATTTGGATAGTCGACTTAGAAGCTGTTGAAAGTCGATATACCGGCGAATGGAAATATCATTTCCCAGATCTTATGAGAATACATGGATTCGGAACTCATGAAGTTGAAGTTATAGAAGGACCTAGAAATATTCCAGAAGCAACTACTCCTGGTGCATTTTTAAATTTTGGAGGCACTAACATTTACAAAAGTGCTCAAATGGAGAAAATCGCTAGATTATTTTGTGAAGGCAAAATTAAATCCGGAGATCATTTTATTTATACAGATGCATGGAATCCAACTATCATTCAACTTAAATATATGAGTGAGTTATTACAGATACCAATTAAAATACATGGCCTTTGGCATGCAGGTAACTATGATCCGAATGATTTTCTAGGTAGATTGATAACTGATAAATGGGTAAAGACGTTTGAAACTTCATTAGCACAGACAATAAATTATAATTGGTTTGCATCTGATGATCATTTGAAAATGTTTAGAGATAATTTTGGCTATGATGATATCGAATGTTTCAGGACAGGTTGGCCTATGGAATATTTGAATGTAATGTTTAAGCCTAAAGAAAAAGAAAATATTATATTATTTCCTCATAGAATAGCCCCAGAGAAACAAGTAGAGATATTTAAGGATTTAGCTAAGTCATTACCAAAAGGATATAAATGTATAGTATGTCAGGAAGAAAATTTATCCAAATCGGAGTATCATAGTCTTTTAGAAAGATCTAAGTTAGTATTCTCTGCAAACCTCCAGGAGACGTTAGGTATTTCATGTTATGAGGGGGCTTTGGCGGGTGCGATTCCTATGGTTCCGAATAGATTAAGTTATAAAGAAATGTATTCAGATGATTTTAAATATCCTAGTAAATGGACAGAATCATGGGAATTATATATAGAGAATAAAGATAAATTGATATCAACAATTATAGAATATGTAGAACATCATGATCATTATAAAAAACAATTAAAAAAATTAACAATAAAATTGCATGAAGAATATTTTTCTTGCAATGGATTAAAAAAGGTATTATTTAATGGAAAATAAAGAAAAACAAAAAGAGTTTATTTACTTCCCATCTTTATCTGCAGGTGGATTTGCATCTGCATTAATAAAAGATGAAAAGTTATCATCTGGAACTCCTTGCAGATTTTATGATGATTCGTATCCAGAAGAATTTAGGCATAAATACTTCTTAATAACAGCAGGTCATTATTATAAAAAAATGGATATACGTGAACAATTTGGTTTAGGAAAAGATTCATTAGTATTTGGAGATTCTGGCGGATATCAAATAGCAACCGGAGCATTGAAATATAGCAATGACTTGCGAGAAAAAATATTTCATTGGTTAGAGGCCAATTCAGATGTGGCAGCTAATTTAGATATTCCACCTAAAACAGTTTATGAAAATAAATTTTATGAATGTGCAGATATAAGTTATGATAATTTTGCATATTTTGAAAAACATCAGTCAGGTAAAACTAAATTCTTGAACATGTTACAGGGATCCAATCCGCAAGAATATGAATGGTGGTATAATAAATTTAAGCATTTTGAATTTCAAGGTTGGGCTATCGGAGGTCCGCAAAAATTAGTTGATTTTATGTGGGCATTAGCATTGATGTTAAAGAATAGAGAATTTGAAAAGGTAAATTTAGAATATCTACATTTATTGGGCATTTCTAAAATATCTGATTTCTTTATATTATCAACAATACAAAAGTTATTGAATAAACATTATGGCAACAGAATAGTAGTTACAACAGATTCAAGTTCTCCTGGTCAATATCCTGTTTATGGAACATTTTTGCATTCTCATAATTTTAAGAAATTATCTTTTAGTGACGTATACATGCCAAAAGGAGATAAGGATAAAGATGGAAATATTATTCCATTAAAAGAAAGTAAACTTCCAGATATGCAGCCAGATTTATTAGTACCAGATAGTTTAGGAGATCCGGCATGTAAGGATTTCACATGGGGAATGTTAGATAACTATAATAAAGAAGCAGTTCCTAGAATGGTGTTACATAATGTACATGTATTTCAAAACACAATAAAGGAAGTAAATAAAATTGTAGCAGCACATAGAGAAGTTGCTCAATACATGGTGCCTAATAATTTAGCTGCCGTATTAAAAAGTATATATGAAATGTTTGAAGATCCTGATAAAGCAATTACAACATATGAAAAATATAAGCAATATTATCAGAAATTCGGAGGACAGAGTATAACAACAATTAACAAAGACATATTTAATCAATTTTTTCAAGAAAAAGAATTAGTAAAAGATTAGGAATCGTGAGAATTTATCCTTATCTTTAAGTATAGTTAATTAATAAAAATAAGAACTACAAAAACTATGAAAAAACAAGAACTATTAAATTTTATAAACAGATATCATTTAGCTGGAGCTACTACATCTGTAAAATGGGTGTCAAAGGATGGCACGTTAGAAACTAAATTTATTACAGATGATCAGAATGTAATCGGAACAATTGAATCCAATAATTTAGATTTAGGCAATCATGATTTAGGTGTATTTGCAACACCGGCATTAGTAAAAATGTTAACAGCAATTGGAGATGATCTAAATGTAAAGGTAAATGCTATGGATACAACAGCTGTAAGTATTGATATGGCTGATACCGATGTTAATATGAAATTCATGTTAGCCGATTTATCTGTAATAAGACAAGTCCCGGATTTGAAACAATTACCAGATTGGGATGTTACTATAGATCTAACAAAAGAATTTACTAATAAATTTATTAAAGCAAAGAATGCAATTCCAGAATCAGAAAACTTTGGTATTGAATGTAAACATGATAAGACAGATTTTATTATTAATTATTCTTCTATAAATACTAATAGAATTAAATTTAATGTGGATTCGACAATTCATAAAGATATGGGTGTTGTATGTTTTTCATCAAATGGATTCAAAGAAATATTACAAGCTAATAAAGATGCAGAGACGGCAAAATTAGAAGTATCGGCAGCAGGATTAGGTAAAGTTACATTTACTGGTAAGACATATACATCTACATACTATTTGGTACAATTACAAGCAGCATGATACAAGTAAAGTATAAAAAATTATCGGAAAATGCAATTGCACCATCATATGCTAAAGAAGGCGATGCAGGATTAGATATATCAGCAATTAGATATGTTATCAATAAAAAATATAATTTTATTGAGTATCATACGGGTCTAGCATTTGAAGTGCCAGAAGGACATGTAGGATTACTATTTCCTAGATCATCTGTATCTAAAACAGATCTAAGATTGGCAAATGCAGTAGGCGTTGTTGATTCGGGTTATAGAGGCGAAATAACATTTAGATATAAATTTAATAAAGATAGCTTTTTTGCATCTTTAAAAAGATTTGAAGAAGGAGATAGAGTAGGACAATTAGTTGTAATGCCATATCCAAAAGTAGAATTAGTAGAATCAGATCAATTAGCTGAATCCGAAAGAGGTGACGGCGCATATGGATCAACAGGTAAATAAAAAATATGTTTGGAAGTCAAGAAAATACATTATGGGTTGAAAAGTTTAGACCCGGAACATTAGATGGGTATGTTGGTAATGAACATATCATAGATAAAGTAAAATTATATCTTAAGTCAGGCGACGTGCCTCATTTATTATTTTATGGAGGAGCAGGTACAGGTAAAACTACATTAGCAAAAATTATTGCAAATAATGTAGATGCTGATCTGATGTATATAAATGCCTCAGATGAAAATAATATCGATACGGTTAGAACTAAGATAAAGAATTATGCTAGTACAGTAGGATTTAAAAGATGGAAAATTGTAATATTAGATGAAGCAGATTATATGACTCCGAATGGTCAAGCAGCGTTAAGGAATCTAATGGAGACATTTTCTAAAACAACTAGATTCATATTAACATGTAACTATGTTGAAAAAATTATAGATCCTATACAGAGTAGATGTCAAGTATTTGGTATAACTCCTCCTAATAAAAAAGAGGTTGCAAAACGGATAGTATCTATATTAAATGAACTTGAAGTGTCGTATGATAATAAGGACCTTGTAACAATTATAAACGCCGGCTATCCTGATATCAGAAGGGTTTTAAATGGCTGTCAGAGGCAAGTAATTGATGGAGAATTAAAGATAGATGCTACTAGTGTTATGCAAGCAAATTATATGACTAAACTAGTAGAAATGTTAAATTCGGATAGAGATAAGAAAACTGCATTTAAGGACATAAGACAATTGATTGCTGATAGTAAAGTTAGAGATTTTTCGGCTCTACATAAATATTTATTTGATGAATTGGATAATTATGCAAAAGGGCATATTGCAAGTATTATATTGATCTTAGCTGAATCACAATATCAAGATTCATTTGCTGTAGATAAAGAGTTACATATAATGTCAACGATTGTCAAAATACTAAACGAAATAAAGTAGGAACTACGATGAGTAAAATAATAGGAATGGATGGAAACACTCCCAAAAAGCCACAACTTAAGCCAGAAGATTTAAATGATATTGTATGTGAACAATGTAATGGAAAATATTTTAGACAAGTAAGTGCATTTAAACGAGTATCAGCAATAATGTCACCTACGGGTAAAGAACAGATAGCTCCAGTACCATCATTTAGATGCGACGATTGTGATCATATAAACAAAGAATTTCAGATAATTTGAAAAAGCCTAAAACATTATTCGATCATTTAGCTGGAATAACGCATAAAAAGGTTAAATGGGAAGATTTGGATGAGATGGATCAAAAATCATTTACTCCATATCTAATCAATCGTTGGCTATCAATGTCGCCTGATCTTATTGAAATTGTTAATATGTTTCAACATTATACAATAGGGCCATTAATGAAAGAGCATGTTTATAAATTATATTATGAGATATTACCGAAAGGTAAATATTTTAGTAAATATATAAAAGGTAAGAAATCTGACAAATATAATAAAGAGTTAGTATCATTCTTTGCAAAACATTATCAAATATCAAAGCGTGAAGCTGAAGAGTATATATCATTAATGAAAAAAGAAGAAGTATCAGCCGTATGTAAAAAATATGGCAAATCAGATAAAGAAATAAAACAGTTACTAAAATGAAATCAATAAAAGATACCCCAGGTAGAACAAACATAGAGTTT